CCCACGACACAGTTAACGCTTAATACATTCCACAATGCCGGTGTTGCAAGCAAGGCAAACGCTACGCGGGGTGTTCCGCGCATCGAAGAAATCCTTTCGTTGTCCGAGAATCCCAAGAACCCATCCATTACAATTTATGCGAAATCGGCCGATGAAACTGATAAGGAACGCGTTCAGAACATGATTCCCTTTATTGAGCACACGCGCCTGGTTGAAATCGTGTCTTCGGCTGAAATATGCTATGACCCAAATCCAACTGAAACGACCATAGAAGATGATGATATGACCGTGCGCCAATATTATGAATTTGAAAAGATAATCAAGGAATGTCGAAATGAGACAGATGCCACCGGGACAACAAAGAATAACCGGTCAAAATGGGTGGTTCGATTGGAAATGGATGCAAAATCAATGCTTGACAAGTGTGTCACGATGGACGACGTGCATTATGCCATCAAGAACGCCTACGGCGATGTTGTGTCGTGCGTATACAGCGACTATAATGCCGACAAGCTCGTTTTCAGAATAAGACTCGAAAATATGATGCGAAAGACTGGTGGAGGGAGCAACGGTCTTGGAGGCGGTGGTGGCGAAGGAAACGGCATATCGAAGCAGAGTTCTTTGGACCAATCTGACCACATATATGTTCTGAAAACATTTCGCGACCAGCTGCTCAATAACATTGTTCTGCGAGGCGTAAAGGGCATTAGCAATGTTGTCATGCGTAAAATAACTGGCGAAAAACGAAAGGAAAACGGGGTTGTAAAACGCGATGAAGGAAACTACGTTAAAAATGACATTTGGGTGCTTGACACGACTGGAACGAATTTGTTGCAAGTGCTTGCGCTTGATACAATTGACAAGACTCGCACAGTTTCAAATGACATTCAAGAGATATACCGGGTGCTTGGAATAGAAGCCGCGCGCGTTGCGATTCTAAACGAGATTACTGAAAGTTTCGATACCACCTATATCAACCATCATCATTTGAGCGTGCTTTGTGATCGAATGACCGCCAACGAAAGCATGGTATCCATCTTCAGACACGGTATAAACAATGACCACATTGGCCCGATTGCAAAAGCGTCATTTGAGGAAACTCCCGAAATGTTCCTCAAGGCGGCTCGACATGCGGAGCTGGACAATATGCGCGGTGTATCTGCGAATGTCATGTGCGGTCAAGAGGGTTACTACGGAACCAGCAGTTTTCAAGTCCTTTTGAATTTGAGAGCCATGGCTAACGCGGAGGTGTTTAGTAGCCACTCCAAGCCGGCTGTTACTGCGCCGAGTGTAGAAGTTGATGCTGATGCGGAAGCACACGAAGATATGATTCTCGTGGCAGATAAACACGCAAATACGATGTGTTCCGTGGTAAAATTGGAGATGCAGGGTTCTAATGCGGTTGGTATAAAGGCAAAAGACCTTGGCGCGGTAAGTTCATCATACGATTTAGGATTTTAGGAACTTGAAATCGTAAAATGAAATACTACTATATAAAATTGATTATTTGTTTAGTTGGTTGGTTGGTTAGTTGTTGTGTCGGGTCGGTTATTGGTATGTTGTATGTTGGTATGTTAGTTGTTTTTTATTGAAATATTTTGAATGATGTTATGATTTTATTTCAATAAATAAGTATTTAAAGATTAAAAAAAGGTATAATACTATAAAATAAATAACCACGCAAAAATTAAATTTATAAAATTAGTATTTAGTAAACTAATTACAAACTATTTATAATGCCTCCTTCTCATCCTTCTCATCCTTCTCACCCTTCTCACCCTTCAGCTTCTGCACAACAGCAAGGAAATGCGGTTGCAGCATCACAGAGCAACGTGGTGCAAAGTGGCGGTGACACATATCGCTTGCCCACCGCACTTTGCATGCAGCATGTGTTTAAACTTGCCATCGTTGAAGACAAGCCAATCATGATGGACTACTGGACTTCGTCCCTTGACAAAACGGTTGTTATCGGTGTTCGTGAAAATAACGAGAAACTTATCGTTAAAAGTGCCGACGAATATACAAGTCCAATAGCGAAGATTTACAAAGTGGACACTGAATACATTATCGTTACTGAAAATTCAATTTACATTGTAGCTTCCGATATCGCCAACAAGCGCATTTCGTAAATGAAATGATGAAATGAACGATTTCGTTTCGCTTGAATGAATAACATTTACGAATCGAATACTACACAATCTATCAATCTATCATCCATCGGGACACGTGCTTCTATTATATCCGATGTGGTAACATGCCGTATTTTTTAGCTGAACGACCATGTAGTTGAATTTCCTACTGTGAACCGCACACTCCATTTCACTTTTGAATTCGGCCACGCCGTTTGGGAACATTCGGATATAGTCGCTTTTTCGCCGAAGTCCAGGATTCCATGAGTATCCATTCCATACTCCGTTAAAATCGTTGTGCAATTCGCAGTGTTCAACGCCATTACACGTTAGCGTTACCCCGATTACCGGATGAGGCGTATCATGTGCATGTCGCACCCACACTTGATGAATGTCTGGCGAATTTTCAAGAATCGTAAGTGAATCTTCTATATACGAGTTTTTGTGTTCGAAAAACCAATCGTCTTCGAGATGAAAAAAGTATTCGGTTGTTACCATGTTAAAAATAACATCCAAGCTTCTTTTGAGTCCTATGTTTTCTGTATTGTGTATAATTTTAATTCTACAATTACAATTACAATTATCAAGGTTCGCAAACACCTCGTCAACAAGGTCTTTAGATGGAGGGTCGTCATTTATAACAATGTATTCATATATCGGATACGTGTTCGTTTCTAAAAATGAAGCAATGGTTCGTTTCAAAAGGTCAATGCGACCGCATGACGTAATTGTCACTGTTATATTTTCAATTTGTGGCATAATAATAAAAATATAATAATAAAAAATATATTATTTTTTATTATTTTGATATATTTTATTATTCAACAATTCAACGTAAATGCATTCTATATGTTTACAGTTGTTACATTTGTTGCTGAGTTCGAATAGAAAAAACCTCAGATGCGACGGACATTCCAATTGAATTCACTGTAAAAATCCTAAAAAAATAAGAAGTATCCGGTTTAAACACCATTGCTAATGCAAGTGTGTTACCCAGTATTAGATTACTTTCGTTGTTATACGATATCCAAACCTTGAAAGAACCGATGGTTGTAGAATATTGTATAATGTAACCCACGTTACTTATGGTGTCGCCGCCGATATTGTCATCCACGCCGATGCTTCCCCATCCCCAACTTATGGCAAGGGTGGGTGATTTTGGAACAGTTATCGTCTCACCTAATGTAAACTGTATATCGGTTATCGGGTTTGGAGAAATTATTATTTTAGCGGTTACAGTAGATGATGTGTAGGGGCCATACCTATCCGAATATAGCGAATTTTTAGCAGCGGCCCTGAAATAGTATAGCGTTTTTGGTAGGATTATACTATTCACGTTAAGCAAGTTACCGTCTATCAACGCAGATGTGGATAAATTCAAAATCACGGACCCGATGGATGCCACAGATAGACTGGCAAATTCGTATTCTGTCCAATTCGTTGCATCCGTTGATATCGATATCGCATACGACGTAATATTGGACCCGCCATTATCATCCATAACAAATGACAGTATTATTGACCCGTTTTGAACAACCGCCTTTAGACCAATTGGTATACCAGGAACCGTGTTTGCTCTGGCCGAAATAGTGTATGGTTCTGACGTGTATGTGCTATTTTTAGCAGTGATGAAAACGTTATAGTATTGGTTATCACTCAATAAACCGGATAATGTAAACGTGGTGTCAGTGGTAGTTCCACCAAGCAGTATAGTTTGAGTCACATCGGTTGTCAAATAGTACGTTATATTGTAAACTTGTATAGCGCTTCCGCCGTTGTTTTTAGGAGGTTTCCACGAGAGAATAATTTGACCGCGTTGCGTGCCGGAACTGTAAGTTACATCGGTTATTTTTCCGGGCACATTCAGTGTGTTTGCTACTACGACCGGCGAAAATGGAGCTGATATACCGTCTTCGGATACGACGAGATTAATCGCAGAAATTCGAACGTAATAGGATGATTTCGTAATTATTGGATTATCTATTGTTCCTGTAAAACGATATGAATATACTCCGGTAACGGAATCAAGCGTAACGTCCGTCATTTGAAGCACATTAACTAACTTAGTATTCCAAATTGTATGGTCAGAAGAATACTGCACGTTGTATCCCGTAATCGGTGTGCCGCCGTCAGAAGAAGGTGCGGACCACGTTACAATAATATTGGTTTTGTCCGTAGTACCGACAGGTGTAGCTGCGGCGTCGTCGCCGATTGCTGTAAAGTTTCGAGGCTTTGATGGCACTAAAAACGTTGTAGTCGACGAAATTGCCGGAAATGCGGATAGTCTTTTAGGGACCGCCGAATTAACCGAATCTACCTTCACATAATATACCACATTATTTACAATGTCTGAACCTGAAATGTCGTAACTTGTAATTGCTTTACCGACATATCCATCAGATGCTTTAGGTATATACGTCCAATTATTTCGATCGGATGAATACGCTATTCTATATCCAGCAAGCTCTGCGCCGCCAAATTTGCCATAAATGTCAATATCAGGTTGACTCCAGGTTGCAGTAAGTTTCTTGTTTCCACCGGTGATGATAAGATTATTGGGCGCGGTGAGTGCGGTTGTGGGTATCTGCGAGCGCAGAATTTCACCGGCTTTGTATTCATACGTCCGAACGTAGTTGTATAGAGGAATTTCGGGGTTATAACACAGCGGAATTGCTGGTCCGGGAACGTCACACTCGGTGGTAAGGCTGCAGTTCTTGGTTGAGGACGGACATACGAAAAAGTTACCCCTCACAGGTAAATTTGCCACGTTGGGGTTCGTTATTGTATCCGTCTGAATTGCAAACCCTCTTTTGGGAAGAAGGGTTCCGCGCGCGGCTGCAGCATAACGCTCCTTTTTGGTAATTTGACTTGAATTTTTCTTATACTTTAGTATTTCGCATTTTCTGCGCTCGTCCAATTGAGTTTGAGTTAAAACTGCACTGTCATATTCAGGAGGCTTATATCGCGACCATAGTCGGGCACTGTATGGGTTAGAGAAATCATACGTGCATATATTGTTGTATAGAGCAGAATAATTTGACATATTAATGCCGTAAACACTGTAATTTTATAAGTAAATTATAACCTATTTTTATTATTAATACTAATTATTAATTATTAATACACTAATTTATTTACTATGTTATTATTTAATGTTAGTTATTTATTTATTAACGTTATTTACTTTAGTAATTCCATTTTTTTTAAAAAAGACAAAATGTGTGGGAAACACTTTACGTAAATACGCGAAAAATAAAAGTTAATAACATTTAA